TAGTGTTCTTTGCGCCAGCAGGCGGATTGACAAGCTCAAGGGCAGCGGTCATTCCGCTCTTGCTCTTGGTTTCGATTTTCACGCCTTCCCATTCCTTGCCGGAAGCGTCAACGTAGCTCACGGAATCACCGACAGCAAGCGAATCATAGTAGGCCTTTGCACGCTCTGCAAGGATAGCCTTATCCGCGTCTGCCTTGTCCTTTTCGGCGTCCTTATTCTTGACGCGAACATCCTTTGCAATCCCGCGGAGTTCCGTGATGATTGCGTCAAGCTGGGCAAGGTCGAAAGACACCACTTCGCCATTTTCGTTCTTAACAGACAGCTGGTCGATGATAGAGGTAGTAATTGCGTTCATAGTTTTTCCTTGCGCTCTTATTTAATGGCAGAGCGCCAATCCAATTGTCAAGTTTTGCGCGAACTCTTAACAGCTCATACAAGTTGTCGGTTCGCTCTTGACGCTTTTTATTATAAGCGCTTCAAACTAGCTTTTAACCACTAATTTTGAAGCTCCCGATTTTTGGAAAAGCTTTTCGCTTTTCCTTATGTTCTTATTATAAGCGGAACTGATTTTCTTTTAACCAGTAATTTCCGCTTTCTGCGCTCGGCAAGCTTTTCGCTTGCCTTATGACTTTATTATAACACTATATAATTTTCTTTTAATAAGCAAAAACTAATATATCAATTTACTTATTAAAAAAATTTTATTTTTATGTAAATTAGAAATAGGGTACGTGTAATAGTTTGAATACCGGGGTAAAAGAAAAGGCGGAAAGAATTAATTCTTTCCGCCTTAAAAAAGAACACTACTTATTATCTAAAACTATTTGCAGTATTTCATCCAAGAGTTCTGGTTTCTTTTCATGCAGCAGCTCAATCAACGAATGACCCATATAGCATTCGTAATCTTGCAACCAATTATAAAGTTCTTCTTCACTTTCAAAATCGTCATAGGTAACTTTGAAACTGTCTGCTTTCATTTGCTCTTTTATAAAATCGGAAATTTGACCGACAGATTCATGGAAACCTTCTGTAATGTCTAAAAGCTCACGCTCTTCTTTTGAAAGGTTATTAAAGCAAGCGAGATTTAGCTTTTGAAAAGCGTCATCTATTCCATAAATATCAATGAACTTCTCAATGTCACCGCCAAAAGGAGCCAAAATTATTTTAAGGCGAGGAAACTCAAATCTAATTTCCCCCCAGTCTGTCTTTGTAAGAAAGAAAACTCTTTTAATCATTTTGTACCACCTTATGAGCTTATTATAAAAAGGAATAATTTTCTTTTAACAAGTAAAATAATAAAACCTTTTTCAAGACTAATTAAGAATTGACTGGCCGGAATCACCTACCTCTGATATAAGTGATAAAACTAAAACAAAGTCTAGCTTTATATACCGCACATTCTGGACTGACCGTTTAAGTATTCTTAAAAAATCTCTGAAAGGTTATCATTCCCTGCTGGATTTGAACCAACATTACATCATAGAAGCGATGCGTCCTAACCATTAGACGAAGGGAACAAGTAAAGACAAATTACATTTTTTCTTTCCGCACATCATTCAGTCATTTTATCCGCGGCTAGTGACTGCGACGGCGGTTGTATTAGATGTTTCTTCGTTCTTTTCGTGGCGAACCACTACTGAGTGCTTAAACATCAATCTCTTGTCTTTATCACCTCTTGCTGGATTTGAACCGAACCTTTTTTCCTTGAGAAGGAACTTTCCTTACCACTAGAAGAAAGAGGCAAAAAGTTGAGTTTTACGATAACTCTAAACGTTAATAAAAAGAACCGCTGGATTTGACTGCCTGTCTTAATAGGCCACTTCCAAACCTTATGCTTTAATTATACTCAAAAGCAATTTCTTTTTAACCACTAATTTATTGTATCAAAAATACAATAATTAAACCAATTAAAATACCAATGATTGGAGGAACAAGCCAGATGGCTATAATAGTTCCCCAGCCTATAGCTATCGTTCCGGTGAGTTTGAGAATTGCCAAAACGATAGCTGCAACTGTAAACAGACCTATTCCATGAGAATTATTATTTTCGCTCATTTTTTCCTCCGTTTGATATTTATGATTCTTTTCGCTTGCCTTATGGTCTTATTTTAGCAGGTGCTAATCAGCTTTTAACCAGCAAAATCGTAAAGTAACCCATCTATACTTTGTCCAATTATAAAACTTTCCCAGTTATCGTTTCTATTTACAAGATGGGCAAAATAATTTTCTCCTAAATCGTTGTGACACTTTACAAGAGCATGGGTTCCATTTATATCAAGAATTTCGTCAAGCTCATTAAACCAAGACCCAAGAACGTTAAAACGTGCCCCTTTTGTAAGCTTTTTCATTTTGTACCACCTTATGAACTTATTATAACAGGTACCAATCAGCTTTTAACCACTAATTTTTTTACTCACCACAAGATTTATTGTGTGCAAGTTTCTGGAAACAATTCCGGTTATATTTCCTTTTGAATCTGTTTTAGTGGTTATTTGCTTAAAGGTTTCTTTTTCTTTTACATCAAAACCCAAAGAAGCAATTTTTCCTTTAATTTTATTCAGCTGTAAAGTCTGAATATAAATCTTAGGCCTTTTTCCTTCAAAAGTTTCAACTTGATAAACCTTTATTTGAGTACTATTTTTTATCCGCAGTTCTTTGCTTATAACTGAAAGAATATCATCCTCTTTTAATACCATAATACCACCTTATAAAACTGATTTAACCAATAAAATATTTTATGACAAAAATTATCATAAAAATACTTATAGCCGAAAAACGTCAATTAAAATTGAATAAAGTGTCTTTGTGTTCATTATCAATTATTATAAAGAGAAAGAAAAATTTTTTAATAAGCAAAAACTAATGTGCCAAATTAGTGATTAAAAGAGTGTTCTTTTTACTTAGTATGAAAATAGGATACGTGTAATAGTTTGAATACCGGGGTAGAAGAAAAGGCGGAACTAAGTTCCGCCTTTTTGTTAAATTACAACCCACCGAACTGAAAAAACACCAAGGGATTTTTTATATTCTATGGCCTCTTGAAGTGTTCTGAAACTTTTTTCTTCAAAAGAAATAACATTGCGCAACCTTATCAAAACAAATCCTCCAGCATTTCATCAAAGCTTTCCATAATTCCATCAATATATTTTTTCTTAGAAGGTGGGAAGCGTTTGTTAAGAAGTTCCTTTACTTCTTTAGAAACGTTTTCAAAGCACTTCTTTGTAGACCACCAATCATAATATGCTTTATATACAGTCACCTTTTGAGTAGGCTTCAAACAATAAATTTTACTATCCTCGCCTATCAAAAGCTCTAGATTTACTTTTTCAAAAAACTCTTTTGGAGCTGGGAAAGAATCTTTGAATTTATTGCAAACATATTCAAAGTTTGAATACATCATCAAATCTTCTTCCACTGTTTCATTAGAAAGTTCTTTCATTTGTGCCACCTTATGAACTTATTATAAAGTGGAGTAATTTTCTTTTAATCACTAATTCCTTTATAACGCTACATAAAAGCCCTACAATAAACTTTTAGTTTCAGTAATGAAATTATATTAAAAATAAAAATAAACTTCACCACGGGGCTATAAATAGCCTTAGAAGGAAAATCTAGAGCGGTATTCAAAGTTTTACACAAAAACACCGGAAAGCAAGAACTTTCCGGTACAGAAATCATATATTATCTAAACTAACTATTTTTAACTAACCGCCGTAATGTGTGTATCTCATATCTCTTATTCCAGTTTATTATAGTAGCAAAACTACATCCACACAAAAATACCGGAAATTAAAATCAACTAAAACTTAATTCTAGCTAAGTGAATCCAGCCATATCTCTATTTTAACGCAGTTATAGTAGTAAACCTACATCCATATTCACAGACAGAGGACGACTTCTAATGCTGGGAGGAAGTCTAGCAGTTTTTACAAGAAGATTATAAGAGCTTTCAAAAACTTTTTAATCAGTATTTTTTACTTCTTTATTGATTCAGCTTTTGTTAGCAGTATACGAGCTTTTTCAGCACAGTTTATTCCCATGTTATCTCCAGTTATCTCTTTTTTAACCACCAGCCTTATGGCTGGTGGTGGAAGGTTAGGCTACAGCAGCAGCGTTTTCAGCAGAGGGCACCGCGAAATCAGCGGGAACCACGACCTGATGGAACTTAGGATAGCGCTTAGTGTTCTTTGCGCCAGCAGGCGGATTGACAAGCTCAAGGGCAGCGGTCATTCCGCTCTTGCTCTTGGTTTCGATTTTCACGCCTTCCCATTCCTTGCCGGAAGCGTCAACGTAGCTCACGGAATCGCCGACAGCAAGTGAATCATAGTAGGCCTTTGCACGCTCTGCAAGGATAGCCTTGTCCGCGTCTGCCTTGTCCTTTTCGGCGTCCTTATTCTTGACGCGAACATCCTTCGCAATCCCACGAAGTTCCGTGATGATTGCGTCAAGCTGGGCAAGGTCGAAAGATACAACTTCGCCGTTTTCGTTCTTGACAGACAGCTGGTCGATGATAGAGGTAGTAATTGCGTTCATAGTTTTTCCTTGCAGTTCTATTTAATGGCGAACTGCTATCCAATTGTCAAGGTAATTGGAAAGTCTTAACCATTCTAGGAACAGTCGCTTTCCTCTTGACGCTTTTTATTATAAGCGCTTCAAACTAGCTTTTAATCACTAATTTTGAAGCTCCCGATTTACTAGCACGGCTCACGCTCGTGCTGTGCTCTTAATATAAGCGGAACTGATTTTCTTTTAACCAGCAATTTCCGCTTTCTGCACTCGGTAAGCTTTTCGCTTGCCTTATGACTTTATTATAATACTATACAATCGCCTTTTAACAAGTAATTTTCTTTTTATATTTTTACTTATTAAAAATATTTTCTTTTTGTGTAAATTAGAAATAGGATACGTGTAATAGTTTGAATACCGGGGTAGAAGAAAAGGGAAGAAAGAATATTCTTTCTTCCCTTTAAGGTGGTAATTATACGTAACACTTAAAAAGTGAACTAAACATTTCCTTAAAAATTGAAGGGTCGTCGATAAAAGCGACTATTAAAAAACAAACCCCTGCAATTCCGTACTCAATAAATCCTCTTGACTTCCCCAAGAAAAATAAATCAATAGTTCCCCAAAGAACATTTGAAAAAATTATCAATGAAAAAATTATCCATCCCATCCTTGGAAGATGACCTGGACTTGCAAAAGCAACACCAGCAATAAGCAGCATACTAAATATCACGGCAAACTTTCTATTCATACCTTACCACCTTATGATTAAATTATAAAGAGAACTAAAAAGCTTTTAACCACTAATTTGCGCTCATTGCTGAGCGCAAATATTTTTTAGCAAGCTCTCCCGAAACCGTGAAAAACTCCATCATTCCCAATTGAAGAAGCGTCAAAAGAGCGAACCCAAATAGTTTCCCTCTTTTCCACTCTCTTGATTTTACCATTGCCGTATTTCCGCTCAACAAAATAGCGAATGTGGAAACCATCGGCAATTCCATCTTTTCCAATAATAGCCTGCGCGTCAATTACATTCTTTTTTCCGAGAAGCTCCATAATTTCCTCCGTGCTATGTTTGGTTTACACTTATAGTTTAATAAAATGGAATTGCCTTTTAATCACTAAATTGTTTCCATAGCCTGCTCATTGCTCATGGTGAATAAACATTTTTTATGATATTCAGCAGCTTGTAAAATACGCCTTTTTATCCTGCGCATTTTTTTATTACTTGCAAGCCGTTCAAGATTTTCTAACATTCCCTTATGATATTCAAATTTTGTCATTTTACCATTCCTTAAAAAATAAAAGCCCACTTCTTTGCAAGTCCTGCATGAGTACTTTGAAACATGAAACCTTTTCTTTTTTAAGAATAATTTCATGCTTCAAAATCTTTTCACCGTTCAAAAAATGAGGGATAAAAACTTCACTTCCAGTACTTAAAATAAACTTTGTCAAGCTTTCTCCATAATAATAAAGAGCACGGTATATATACCGTGCTCTACTGCTTTACTCTTTTTCCTCTGGATTACACATTGATTCATAACTAAATGAATCAAGATAATCGTCAAAATCTCTCTGTTCGAGATAATCAACAAGTTCCATGTTCATGTTTCTAGTTTACCTCAAAGCAAAATGCTTTTAATCACTAATTTCGCTGAAAAGCAACTGCATTTCTGTAGTTTCATCCAGCCCACTTTCTTCCATTGCTTCAAAATCGCAATGTCCAGAGTAGTTCTCTGGATGGTTTAATACACCAGCTTCCAGCGCCTGCTCTACATTCATCCCTGTCCTTTTCATGTATGTTTCATCGGAATCAAAAAGTCCGATTCCAAAAGCAAAGAACACCGGAAAAACAAAGCAGCTTGCCAAAAGTGCAACACTTGAAACTAATTCCTTTTTCATTTTGTACCACCTTATGCCAATAGTATAAAATAAGCAAACTCGTTTTTAACCACTAAATAGTGCCGTTTGGTGGGGCGCTACTAGGGGCGGATAGGGCGGCGGCTCACATCTAAGCGGTTTGCAGAACTAAAAAATAAGTACAAAAGTTCAGTGTTTTTTCATGTAGAAAAAATAAATGGGAAAACGCTCCATAAAATACATTTCAAGAATCAAAAAAAATTTTCCCTAGTATTTTTATACTAGGGTCTTTTATTTTTCGTTCTTTATTTTAAAAGCTATTCATCCAGAGTAAATACTTTGACACCAAGAGCGTCTACGTTTGCTTTACTTTTAGCGAGAATTTCATCTTTATTTTTAGTTGTTTCACCGTCGAGTACTTTATCTATTTCTTCATATGGGAAACCAAACTTTGAATTTGAATTATTTCCGCCAGAAGCATTAAAAATATCTTCTGGAGTCTCTATGTATTTAAGAATATCTGTCATTTCTGTTCTTTTCACTGAAGCTGTAAAAGTGCAATCACCAAAAGAAGAAATACCTTTTTTAAAATCACAGAGGAAAGAGTCTGACTTATTCTTATTTCCTATTACCATAGCATCTTTAGCCTTAGCCAGGGAAGATACTAACAAATCCTTTACTTTATCATTAATACAATCACCAACTAATTCTGTTACTTCTTCAACTACTGGCTCTATATCAAGAATAATTTGGTTTGTGATGTCACAGCTTTGAAGGAAGCTAACAGATGAGGAAAGATTTGGATCATCTTTAAAAATTACTGGAGTGATTTTCTCCTTTCCTACAAATTTAGATAGAACAAGGATGTTAAATTTTGAATCGAAAGAGCCATCCATTTCAACAATAGCACTTTTACCATTTGAGAAAGTATCAGTTAGAAACACTTCCATTCTACCGCAAAGTTCACTTGTGTCCATTTTTAATTGCCTCTGTAAACTCATGAATTTCGATTTGTATGCCAAGAAGGGCAGAAGTAATAGTCAAGCCGAAGAAGCCGACAACTATGATAAAAATTAAAGCCATTTAACCTCCTAAGATAATAATATGGAAGAAATTATTGTAGAAAAAAATATAAAAATAAGAAAAAGAATTGAAGCATTTTTTGAAAATTACAGCAAGCTTGAAAGCAAGCAATATTTCAATTCGTTATATGGTTTAAAAAGAGATATTAGGAAAGAAGATCTTTACAATAAGAACTCGATAGTTAAAGCAACGGAAGCTGCCAAGAAAAAGGGAAATACTGAAAATTATAAAATATATTTCCCTTTTGCGGAAAAAGGAATAAGACTTGGAGTACCTTTTAACACATTTTTTAAATACGATTCATCTATTAAATTTTTAAAGAACTGCAATATAAATTCTTCAGAATATTTTTTAAAAAATAAAATAAAGGTTGATTTTTCAAATATAAAATTAAGGCAAAAATCTAAGGACGTTTATGTAGATGGAATTAAGATAAATGGCAGAGAAGCTAGTTACTCACTTCCAACTCTTATAAAGAGAATAAAGAATAATGAGTTTAAACCGACTTTATTTCAGAACCCATTAGCCAAAGAGAATGAACAAAAAGAAAAAATATTAAAGTTTGCCGGAAATGGTCAAGCTGAATTACAAAACTTAAATCCAGGTGTATTGAAATTTAACAATAAGGATTCAAAAAGCTATTTTGAAGTCCGAAAAAGTGGAAAAGGTGGTGGAAGTTTTGATGATACCTCAACTGCTGGAATAGATATGACCATTCGTATACCTAGTAACAATGGAGAAGAGGTTTTACTATTAAACTTAAAAAACAGAAAAAGAATGAGTAATGAAGTAAAAAAGGAAATAATTTCTTTTTTCAAAGTAAAAGGAAAAAATGTAAGAAGCTTTGCAATTCTCAATGAAGACCTTCCAGAAATGAAAACTCTATCTATAGATAAAACCAAAAACGAATCAATTCTTTCCTTTGGAAAAGAGAGATTTATTTATAAAGGATATAGTAAATTTTGGTGGAATAAAAGGGAAAGTTTGAAACTTACCTTTGACCGTTATTTTATAGAACAAATTCTTGAACCACTTTCAGAAACTGTTGGGATTCATATGAATGAAACTAAAAATGACTTTGCTCCATCTAATTCATTTAAAGTAATACATGTAAACTCCTCTGTTTCCACAGAGGATTGGAATAAGTGCTTAAATGATATTATTAAGGTTTACAATCGAATGAAAAGCCTGGGAATGTATACTGGAAAGGTTGGAGCAATTCTTTCAAGGGTTAAATTTAATAAGCTTGGAAAAATAGCTGCTTCAGTTGAAACCTATTTCCCTTATTAAAACCAAGAATGAACTCTCTGAAAAAAATCAGAATTGAAAATATTTCCAATATCAAAAAGTTTATAAAAAATAGCTTTATCTTTAAGCTCTTTTTTTAAAGAAGAAATCGTGGAATCGTTGTTATATTTCGAATAATAAATTTTAACTTTATTGTTGGAAGTATATTCATCAATAGAAGAAATAAGTTTATCTATTGGCAGAAGTCCGAATTCTGAATCTACATCGATTTCGTTTACTATCTCGATTTCTACAGCCTTGTCTACATTATGAATTATTGCGTAATCTTTGAATCTCTTTTCCATGATTAAATTATAAATGAAAACAAAAAAATTTTAATAACTAATAAGGGAAGTAGTTTATTTCTTCTGTTTTTACTGAAGGTCTTATCTCTATTCTAATAAGCTCATCAACATGTGAAAGCTTGGCATTTGGGAATCTTTTATTATAATTGTCTATTGCGGAATTAAGCTCAAGAAGCTTGTGATATACATCACCTTGTTCCCCAGACCATATAGAAAGAATCTTATGACAAATAAATGGAATATGTTTAAACTTAATTCTATCATATTTCCCAACTTTAAACTTTTGCATAAATTCACGGGCAACTTCTTTTAAAGTCCAAAGTTTCTTAATAAGAGAAATATAAGTTTTTAATCCCATATCATTCCAGTGAAGTGGACTTTTTGACGTTTTTACAAGTTTTATATCATTTTCTAACTTCGAGATTGAATTATTAATATCATTAGAAAGATTATTTATATCTTCTATGCTAAAAATCTCATTTACATTTTCTTCCGTTATTATCATACAATTAGCCTATGTGATTATTCTTTGATTTCTTCAAGATCGCTTTCATTTCCGTATTTTTCTGGATTTTTTCTAATAGTTTCTATATCTTCTAATCCTTCACCAACCATAAGTAAAACTTCTGCCACTCTTTCCATTTCTTCTTCAGAAGGTAACTCTCCTGGTTCTTTATACTGATCTTCTTCGAGTTCCTCTACTGGAATTCCCCAATCTTTTGAAAGCTGCTCTATTGTTCCAAGACCCAAATCTTCCCAATTAAAATACTTCTTTCTCATTCTTTACTCCCTATAACTAATTATAAAAAAATCCAACTCTTTTTTAATAATCAAATTTGCAAAGTTAAGATTAATGGAGATATATAATAATGACTATTAAAGAAGAAATACTTAAAAATACATACGCTGGAATAATTAGTGAAGATATAATTGAAGAAGGAGCTATTACTCCAGAAGCTTTTGCTACTTATCTTTGGAAGAGATGTTTAAAAACACAGGTAAAAAAACATGTTGGCCGTGAATATTCGCTTCCTAATACCGTCAATCTTGCAATTATGGCAAGTTATGCTTCACAAAATCCATCATGGATTCCAACAAACGGTTTATATGATTTTAAAAAGCGTGTAAACGAAAAAGTAAAAATGCTTGCTGCACAAGATGGGATTAAGATTGATGTAAGCCCTGCTGTTATTGATAGAGCCGTTGAGCAATATCGTCAAGCAGATCCTGCAAATAAAGGAATGAATTTGTTTAAAAGGGCATAAAGTTATGCGGGGAAATTTCCCCGCATTTTTATCTATGTGGACACCACTCCAAATAAACAGAATGCCCACCGTTTCTTACTTTTGTAGAAGAAATCGGAATAACCCTTCTGTCTGGATCAACCAATATATGTTTTGCAAAAGGATAGGCACGCTTGAAATAAGCATCATAGGAAGGTTCTGAAGAGTATACTACGTCAAATTCATTTCCCACTACAGCTTTTACAAAGTCAGTTTCTTTATCCCAATTATCCTCTTCAACTTTACCATTTTTATAAATTACATCACAATATAAAGTTGTGAATCTGATATTTGGAAAGCTTTTACAAACATCGTTTATTTGGTCAATTCGTTTGCTTTGTTCCAACCAATCATACCATGTTCCTTTGTAAGAGGCTTCATCTTTCCCATTAAGAAACATTATACAAACGCCTTGTTCACATTCTTCCGACATTTGTTTTAGACAATGAAAATGACCGAAAGTAAAAGGGAAAAACTTTCCTCCGAAAAAACCAGTTTTATATTTACTCATTATTGGTATTCCTTTTGTTAAGCTTCCACCAATTATAGATTCCAATAAATGCCACAATAAGATAGATTATTTTCTTGGTCAAATATACTCCATCAAATTTCTGGATATATTGAATTACAGCAAATATATCGGTTATAATCCACAACACATACTGCTCTCTATAGCGAAGAAGCTCAAGAGCTACGGCTATAATTCCAATTGCAAAAATGAAGGAATCAAAAATAGTTGAACATCCAAGCCTGTATTGGTTAAGAGTCTTATAAGAAAAAATTGCAACAACAATAATCGCGGAAGCTACGATTACATCCTGCCAAATTTTTAATTTCTTTGATTTAGTTTTGAAATTCTCTATTTCATCCCTATGTTTACACCAATAAATCCAAGTGATTACATTCATTGGCAAATAAAATACCGTTTCAAGGATTAAAGTTGCAGTAAACCCATCATTCCTATGATAGGTGAGAAACACAATATAAACAAGCGTGTTTATAAACGCAAATGCAAAATTTCCTATTGAAGCTTTTGCAACAAGGAAAACACAAAATATTCCACAAATAGCTGATGCAAAATTGATAATTGTCAACCAACCAGGATTATATGAGTTTGGATTCATGAATCCATTATACACGGCAATACTTGCAATTACCATCATTATTGTTGCCATGACCCATTCATACCATTTGAGTTCTTTTACTCCATTTTTAATATCATTAAAAAAATTCATTCTAACTCCTTAAATTTTATTAATAACTAAAGCAACCAAAGTTCTTTTGGAATATCTGAAAATATTACATTTGCAATAATCGCATCACTATATTGTGTATCATATTTTATATCATAAATATATAAACAATTCTTTTCTGCATATTTATTTATATTTTCGCTTAGCTCTTGATAAGACTCTATCACATTTCTATTTATTCTGACATAAAATGTTTTCACCATTGATTTCATGATTCTATTATACGCGGTTTCAATTCACATTTAATTACTAATTTCGATTCCAGTCTGGCAAAGCCAGACTTTGAGGAACGAAGTTCCTCAATTCAACACGTTTCTCTCTAACTTTAATTATAACATTTTATAAAATTTTTGTCAATAAAAAATATTTTTAATTAAATTATAGCTAGAACGTCACTTCGTTCTAGCTATATTAAATAGTATTACTTAAGAGCGGACAAAATTGTCCAATTATAAACCCAAATTTGTCCGTTCGGTTAAAGAAATAAATTTTAACTAATTAACCATCTATAGTTTGCAGCAGTATTCTCATCCCGAGGATCTAATCCAGCGCGCCTATACATTTCTTCCTCGTAGCGTTTGTATTTTTCTTCATCCAATCCTCTTCCTTTATCCTCACGCGAATTAAAATATCTTTCGGTAGCTTCATGTTTAATAGTTTCTTCAATGGTAATTGGATTACCATTTTCATCAAAGAATACGGCATCATTTGGATTACGTATTTTTTTAATTCCATCTGCAATGTTATATAAAGCGATAGCCATCGCCATTATGTTATCATCGTGAGCTGCTCCACTATGATCTGGTCTCCCTCCTTTCCAAATCCAGAATTTCATTTGAGATAATAATCTCTCGGAATGCGGATGATAATGCTTCCACATTTCTTCGTCATAGTAAAAATCAATAAATTTGTTAGTAATAAGTTCACGAGACTTAGGTGAAGTAATCCATCCAGTCATTACTTCAGTTCCTTGTTTATTCTTTTTCTGTTTAAATAAATTTGGATAATTAAGATTATAATATAATTCTCCAAATGTAGCTTCTCCAACAGAGTTAGATTCAACAATTAAATATGCCCAGTTATAATATTCACCAAGCCTAAACGCATAATGAGCAAGATCCATAGTAGTGCATTTTCCAGCATATTCAGCCACCTGTTCATAAGTATGCATGTCTACTACTTGAACACAAGAAGAGTCGTCACTACTTCCTTTACAAACGTCTATTCCGATTATATATTTATGCTCAAGTTCAGGCTGCTTCCAAATCCACAATCCTTTCATAGGTTTATGATTTAACATATCTTCTTCTATTGGATAAGAAATTTTTTCTTGAACCTGATCAAGTATTTCATCAGAAAAAACGGTATTGCCAGTGACTACGAAGTTCTGAAGAATTTCCTGCAAGTATTTTACTTTTCCAGAAGAGTTCATTTGGAAAGAAAGCCAGTCGTTATCTTTCCAGTGATCTCTGGCTAATGGCATAAAGAAATTATTTGCTTCTTTCTTCACTTCCGGATGATGAAAATAGTCTCTGGCTATATATCCTTTTACTTTATCATTGAAACCTTTATATGGAGTGATACCTGGATAATCTAAAACCTCCCACCAGCTAATATCATAAAGAATAGAAAGTTTGTCATGACCTCCAACATCTTGCAAGTCTTTAACTTGTTTATAATACCAGTAACCTTCACTACCCTCAGCGCTACCATTTGGAGTAGAGATACAAAAGCACCTACCGCCTGTCCTAGACAAGGACGGCATAACAGAAGAAACAATTCCTTCTATGATGGAATTTGTTAAATAGAAACCACACTCGTCTAGGACACAGGCGGTAGGTGAACAGCCACGGCCTGCTGATTTACTTCTAGCAAATGCGTCAATTTTTGTCCTATTTGAAAAAGCAACGCCTTTTGCATTATTCTTAACAATTTTCAATCCGAACCATTCTGGAATGTTAGGAATATTAAGCTTTATTTTTTCTAGAAAATCACAAGCTGATTTTCCGTCTTTTGAAATGATTACTAAACTTTCATCTGCAAAAACACAAGCTTGCCACCAGAAAATAAGACTAGTAAGTGTGGAAATTCCACACTGCCTAGTCTTATTCATTACTATTTTTTTCCATTTTGTAAAGTCCTTTAAAATTTCTTTTTGAAAATAATACAGATTCTTACAAGATAGTTCTCCAACAGAAGGAAGTGTGAACGTTCCATACTTTTCTATGAAAAGAAGTGGGGAACATTTATAGAGAAACATTTCTATTCCGACATCAATAATCTCATCAGGACTACCATCGTTATAATGAGCTTTAACAAACCTATTCTTCGCATAAGGAAGACATTTACGAATGGTCAGTTTTTCAAACGTCTTATAATCCTTTATCTCATACTTATCAATTTTGTCTTGCAAATTCCTTAAGAATATCTTTTCTTGTTCGGTCATATAATTAACTTTTTTATTTGACAAACTTTTAAAAAATGTTATAATATAAGTAAGGAATTTTTGAGATGCTAAATGAATACATAGATGAATGTTTTGAAAGAAATGAATACTTTAATAAGATGATGAGCCTAATTAATAATTCTAATTATACAGAAGGAGAGAAACATCATATAATACCAAGAGCATATTTTAGAAACAAAGGAATAAAAGTCATAGATGAAGACAATTTAGTTGTTCTTCCTAGAAAAAAACACGTTCTTATTCACTTTTATATCTACAAATGCTGTAAAGAAATTATTAAAAGCGAAATGGGCTATTCAATAAAAGTAATGCTTAAAGAAAACCTTCTTTCAGAAGAAGCTACTGAAGAAGATATTTTAAAATTAAAAAGCGATGTTATGAAAAACTTTCTAAAGAAGCATTGTAAGAAAGTTGTTTGCTTGGATAATGCCACTGTTTATAATTCAATAAAAGAAACTGCCGAAATAACAGGAGTCAATAAAGGTGATATAGCAGATATTTGCAATCATAAAGCATATTCATCTCATGGATTACATTTTGAATGGGCTACTAAGAATTCTTATACTCTCGAAGAATGTAAGCCTCTGATAAGAGCATATAAACAAAAAACTACAAAAGTAAAATGTCTAGATACTGGTAAAATTTACGAATCTATTAGTGAAGCAGTTAAGGACACGTGTGTTCCAAGGACTAAAATAATATCTTGTTGCAAAGGTTATCAGAAGTCAGTATATGGAACTCATTGGGAATATGCAAGTGAGCCTCAAAATATTGATGCAGCTCCTAAGCAAGTTATTTGTTTGGAAACAAGAGAAGTGTTCCCTTCAGTAAAAGAATGCTCTAGAAGAATAGAATGTGACGGTAGAACTCTTCAAAGAGTTTTAGGGACGGCAAAAGTTGTGAATGGAAAGCATTATGATTATTACGATTCAAATAAGAGTTATACAGATTTGAACATTCAGCAGCTGTATGAGAAGAAAAAAGTTGAAAAGAAGCACAACAATAAAAGAAAAATTATTTGTCTTGAACTTTTGAAGACATTTAACACAATCGAAGAGGCTAACGATTTCTTTAAAGTAAGAAAAAGTAGGATTTCCGAGTGTATTAGGGGAGTTAGAAAAACAGCTATGAATATGCATTTTGAATATTTTCAAACTGACATAGATTATACAGCTTATGCTCCAAAGAGAATTAAAGAACTTGGAGGAAGAAACAAACCTGTAAAATGTTTGGAGACCGGAAAAATATATATTAGTTATAGAGAGGCTGCTAAAGGTGAAAATGCATCTAGAGCAAGTATTAATAACTCAATAAATGAAAATAGACAAGTAAATGGAAAAACTTGGAAATTGGCAACTTTTGAAGAATGGTTTTATTCAACGTTTAAGAGGGTAGCATGAAAAGATATTTATTAGTTCCAATTCTTGAAAACGGCGAAGAACTAATGGGAAATTTTGAGTTCAATAAAAATGAAGAAAAAGAATTAACTAGAGATACAATTAAGAATTATAACAAAAGATTATTACAAATGATAAATCTGAAAATAATAATTGGATTTAGAGTTGTGAGTAAAGAAGGCAAGTTTAACTGGATGGATGAAAAAATATATTATAAAGTAAATTATTATCAAAATGGATTTGATATAGAAAAATGCGAATATAAAATTTTAAAAGATTGTATAGAACACAGTTTGAACAATTGTAGATATATGGCATAAAAAAATAAAGAAGGAGACTTAGTATGTATGAAATAATAGCAACGCATGAAGATGGGTCAGAGAATGTATTAACAAATATAGTAGATAATGAAGAAGCAATCTTTAATTTAGAAATGACATACAGTGAAGAAAGGAATCGTTTGTTATTTGAGAATAATAATGAAGCACTTGTGATAATGCATAAATTATTAGATCTCATGGTTTTAAGAGGTGAAAGATTAAAGAAAAGAAAAATATTTTTTTATAATTCCATGAGCTAGAAAAGTGCCACATCTTCGGTGTGGCACATGAATGGCTCTTTAAAGAAATTAGCATGAAGTTTTGAGATATGTTTCAACTAACTATATTGAAACGAAAAAGAGAAGAACGCCAATTCTTCTCTTTTTCTAAACAAACACAATAGGAGTAGTATTGCGAATGCCTGAAAAATTAGTCATTTTTGACGAAATACAACACAAAATTCTCAAAGTAAGAATCTATCCGAATACAGAACAGACTATTCTCATCAATAAGACATTCGGTTCATGCAGAAAACTCTATAATGAGCATCTTCAGGAAAGAAACGAATTCTACATAGACAACATACTTCCTATTAAATCAAAAGCAACTAAAGCTGAAATTAGTCAAATCTACAAAAGTTTCAAGCCTAAAACTGAAAAAGAATGGAAAGAAATCTACCCTTGGATGAAAGAAGTTTCATCTGCTGCACTGCAACAAGCAAGAATGGATTGTGACCAAGCTTTTGTAAATTTCTTCAAGTCTAATAATGGCTCTAGAAAGGGAAAATCTGGATTTCCAAAGTTTAAGTCAAAACATAGTAATCATCAGTCTTACAGAGAAGTGATGGTAGACGATTCTTACTTGAACTTTGAAGAACGAAAAATGAAGCTTCCTAAAATTGGAAAAGTTTCTTTCAAAGACAGAAAATTTCCTACTTGGTGGAATAGAAAAATCAAGCTTTGTAGTATGACTGTAGAAAAGAACTGCTCAAATCAATACTTTGTAGCAATCCTTTTTGAAGTTCAGAAAGCTGTTCACAAAATTGAAAATAGAAAAGAATCATTAGGCTTGGACTTTAGTCCAGCTGAAATGTATGTAGATTCGGATGGAAAATTTGGAAAAGATTTTGGATATGTAGCACAAAAACAAGCACATCACAAACAATTACGAAAACTTTCAAGACGATTAGCTCGAAAGCAAAAAGGCTCTAAAAATCGAAACAAGGCGAGAATCAAGCTTGCAAGATTGGAAGAGCACATTGCTAATAGCAGAAAAGATTGGATTGAAAAAGAAAGTTTGAGATTAGTGAAGTCTTACAAGAAAATTGTTGTCGAAGACTTAAACTTGAAAGGAATTTCAAAATTCCTAAGAAATGCCAAAAATATGAATGACACTTCTTGGGCAACTTTTGTTTCTCGACTTCAACTGAAAGGACAAGATTACAATTGCAATGTTGTGAAAGCAGATAGGTATTTTCCAAGTTCAAAACTTTGTAGTAAATGTGGTTGGAAGTATGAACGTCTTCAACTTTCAGAAAGAAAGTGGACTTGTCCTGAATGTGGAGCACACCATATTCGTGATGTGAATGCTGCAATCAATTTGAAAAACTATGTACCATTGGAAGAATGGGAACTCACGCCTGTGGAGAACGTTAAAGTCAAAAGCTTAGCATTACTTGCTTTGCAAATTGGCTCGTTCGATGAAGCAGGAAACACTACAGGTGACTGTGTGTAGGAATATCCCAGGTCTTTAGTGTGGGATAGGCTTCAATCTACTATACAATCGTTTAGTAGTAAATATGTAACAAATATTGCTCCTTCTTCATTTAGCAGTTGCATTATTAAGTTTGATAGATATAAGAAGATTTTTCTTGGAACATACATTCCAATTTGTGAAATTTGAAAGTTTAAATATAGGAGATTAAAAAAATGACAAGAGTAGGTAGAATTGATAATGAATTTAAGGAATTTAAAGCAGAAGTTTTAAAGCGTCTTGAGGATATTGAAAGTAAGCTGGCTAATAATGTTCAGCTTAAAGAAGTAGACTTAACAAGAGTTATGAACGAACTTCCAGCAGAAAGCACTCCAAAAAAGAAGCTTCCTTCTAAAAAGAAGAAAGAAGAAGATATAGTTCTTGAAGCTAAGGATGGAGAGATTATAGCAATAGACTAAAAAAGAAAGGCGAGAAATTTCTCGCCTTATTAATTAGTATGGGAAATAATTTTCTTCGCCAATACTTCTATTCCTTAAATTATCGGCTTGATTAAGCTGCTTTCTTCCTTTAAAGTATCTATCAGAATTAGAGTCTAATGCTTTCTTTTTATTGGCCCAATATTTTCTGATAATTTCTTCAATCTGTTTATCAGCAATTTTTTTACCATTCCCATCAATTATTTCTATACCACCGATTTGGTTAAGAAGTGCGGTAATGACTATCTTCTTAATTTTACCGTTGGCATACCGTCTGTTTATAGCTTTCCTTATTGGTTCTATAAACGTATTGTCATAATTTTTTTGAATTTCATTTGAAAAAGCATTGCTTCTTCTTTTACGAAGCTCTTCTTCTTCCTCTTCTTCTGTAATTATTATTTCCATATCATTAACTTAGATAAAGAACAAAGATAAAATTATATGGAGTTATTTAGATGATAATTAACGGTAAAGAAGTAGAAACAAATTATAGAAGAGCAGAAGAAATTCAGAAGAAAGTGAATAAAGTTGAGCAACTTCCTGATACTGCTAAAGTAGAAGTCAATAAGAAAGAATTAAAAGAAATAAATTACGAATCTCAGGATTTTTCTAATTTCGATGGTTTTGGTATGACCAATAATACTTGGAGAGATAATACTAGCAATCCAGAAACTAGAAAAGATTATTATAACACTTATCAAGAAATGAGTGAAACGAATTTTATTCATAGAGGGCTTCAAATAATTGCCGACGATTGCACTCAAAAAAACTCTGTAAATGGTCATACAATACTTGTTAACTCTGAAGACGATGATATTAAGCAAACTCTTTCTGAACTGTTTATTGATCGTCTTAATATAGATAGAGAAATCTGGAGTATATTTTATGAAACTTGCAAACTCGGAGATAATTTTTATGAAGTAATTCCTGATTCATATACTAATCCAACTCAGATAGCTAGAATTAGATATTTGAAACCTGAACGGGTTAATAGAATTGAAAAAAATGGGAAACTCGCTTTTTATACTTATGTTTCTGATGTTGTTAATGAAGAAGAAATGTTTTTCAATCCAACTATTGAAACTAATAAAGTAAATGAAAAATTAATTTATAAGCTTGAGCCGTGGCAAATAATTCATTTTAAGATTTCTGACAAAGATTACTACCCTTACGGCGGAAGTTTGCTTAAATCTGGCGTAAAGACATTTAGAAGACTTCAACTTCTTGAAGACGGAATGGTGATTTATCGTCTTGCAAGAGTTCCGGAAAGAAGGGTCTTTAAAATAGATTGCGGCAACCTTCCTCAATCAGAAGCAAATAGGCAAGTTCAAAGAATTAAGGATAATTACAGAACAACTCAAATTCTCGATGATCGTGGAAATATAAACAGAACTGCTTCTGCGTTATCTTTAACGCAAGATATATTTGTTCCAGTAAGAGAAGGTGGACGAGGAACTGAAATTACTACACTTGGGCCAGGAACAGCTCTTAACAATATTGATGACATTCGTTATTTCAGAGATCAAATTCTTTGGACTATGAATATTCCACCTGAGTATCTCGGAGCAACTTCTGACCAGCAAGGCGGAAGTCAGGGTCGCGGAAGTCTCGCCATGCAGGATATTAAATTTTCTCGTTTTGCAGAGAGAATTCAGATGTCTATCGAAGAGGGATTAAACAAACTTGCAGCTATTGAATTATTCTTTAAGCATAAGAAAAAAGATGAATTAAAGAATTTCAAGCTTGAGCTTACTTCGCCTTCTAACATTAAAGAACTTATGGATATTGAGTTTGCAAGTCAGAAGATGCAATTAATTCAAGCAATGAATGGAACTGGTTTATTCCCTAAAAAGTTTATCCTAGAAAGAGTAATGAAAATGTCTAAAAAAGAAGTTGATAATATTATATTTTTTAAGGATTTGGAGTCTCAGGCTGCAAATACAGAACAAAATGCAATAATGGCTGGAATTGGTGGAGACGCTTCTTTCGCAGGTGGAGCAGAGGCAGCTCCTATTGCTACTAATACAGAAGCTCAGCCTACAGCTTCAATAAATACTGAGGATATTGAAAAGACAATGGTAAAGCTATTCGGAAAGGATTTGCTTATAGAGAATAAAGAAGATTTTGTTAAAATAGTAAAAGCTGCAGAAGACTATAATAATTCTCTTAAAAAGCCTGAATTAATAACCGAAGAAGAACCTTCTGATAATATATTCTTTGAAACATTATCTAGTGCTATTACTGGCGAAACAAAAAAAATTAATATGAAGAATGATAGTACCGTTTCTCTTATTTATGAAAATGAACTTGGTGGGCTTAATTACGATAATAAAGAATTTTGTTATTTTGATAAGCCTAAAAAAAGAACTGGTCCAAAGACAGCTGGCTCTTTGTTTATTTATGATGAAAAAAAATCTAAGTTAAAATAAAAGAATGCAGTACGAAAAAACAATTAGAAAAATTCTAAATAAACTCTCAAGCGATCTCTCTTTTGCAGAAGAGGGAGATATACTTGAGACGCAAAAAACAATATTTCCAGAAGGTAATATTCCAAGAGAAGACAAGAATATTATAATAGATGGCATGGAAGTAACTATGCCTTTAGCTTGTTCTAAATTATGGAAAAATATGTTTTTGAAAGAAAAGTCTAACCTTTGCCAAGTTTATAAAGAATTTGATAGAGGAGATATACTAAGAATTAAAAAAGTGGAAAAAACAAAAGTAATAGTTGAAAATCTTAGCATAGATGAAGAATTTAGAAAAGATTTTAGAATTGATAAAATAGAGATAATAAAAAAGAACTTTCTTTTAGTAAGAAGGAGGAGCTTGGAACTCTCAAGAGTTTTAGAGCGGATTGATAATAAATAAGTTAAAAGAAATGGAGTGAAAAATGAAAATTAGTAAATTCAATGATACTTTGCTATATAGTAATAAGAATGTTGAGAAGATGGCAACCAAGCTTGTTAATGAATCTTCAAATGCAGTTCTAATGGAAATGTATTCTGACAAATGCATTCTTGCAGACCATGATACTGGAAGAATTTATAAGGCAAGCTATAAGTTCGATGGTAAAAATTTTATTTTTGAAAATTTTGAAAATGTCGAGCTTGAAAGCGATGACACATCTTTGAGAGAAGCTATTTCTGATTATTTTGATGACACAAATGTAAATCTTGTTGAGTCTTATGAAAGCAAGACAAACGAGACAGACGCATTTGACAATTCTCTTGCAGAATCTCTGGCTTCAAAAAGGATGGACGAGGTTATAAATTATTCAGATATAGTTGGAATCAACGAAGAAGTTGAAGAGTTGAAATCTTCAGAAGCTTTTAAACTCTTTGCTGAAAGAATTGAATCTCATCCTCTTGACTCTATAAAAGTATTTGATTGGGAGAATCCTGTGAAGGTTTCTCTTATTGACGAAGACGTCCAGAACGTAGTTTCAAAAACTATTATACAAAAAGCAAAGAAACTCAAGTCAAATGTAGATTTTAAAAAAGAACTTGTCGAAGCAATTAATACCATGAATCTTGGTGATTCTTCTGCAATTAATGAGCTCTTCTCTAACAACGTTTGTTTGCTTTCTCTCACAGAAAGTGATTTGAAAGAACTTATTGGAATGGCTATAATTGGAGATAAGGAACTTGTGGAAAACAGAAAGGAAATCTGCAAGAATATCAATTCAATTATTGAGGAAGACGAGTTCCTTTCAGAAAAAAAGGCCAGTTTTGCAAATTTGACAGAAGAAAATAATTCTGATGAAGATTTGCCAGAACTTAGCGAAGAAGATGCTTCTAAATTTGTAGAAGCTCTTAAATTGGCAGAATCAAAAACAACTAACGATTCACTTATTGAAAAGATAGAAGAGATTATTGATTGCATTAATGAAGCAGCTGAAAATGGCGAAACAAACATTTCTGCTGTAAAAGAAGCAGTCTCTATCCTTTCGCTATAAAATCATTCTCTTATTGTTCATACCGGAGAGAGATCTCCGGTTTTTTTGTAGTAAAGTTAAAAGAAATGGAGTAAAAAATGAATATTATAGATATGCTTAAAGATAGTTCTTCAGAAGATAAACTGAGCAATGAGATTGCTGTGAAATCAGAAGCGAGAAGAATAAAGAGACGTTTCGATGATTTTATTGATGGAGTTCTTGATTATATCAACTCTGAGCGTGCTTTTATAAATAAAAATTTATCATACGCACTTACTTCTCAAAATGTAACTCTTTCTCAAGAACAGAAAGAAATGTTATTTAAAGAACTTGAAAGAAATGCAAAAGAAATTTCTACAAGAATTGGCAAAGAAGTAAACGATATATATTCTTCTTCAGAAAAAACGCCGAATAATAACACTACAGTAAGCACTACAGAAGTATCTGTGGTTAAGCCAGTTGAGGTGAATGCTACTCCTAAAACAGATTATTTTGGGTATTAACAATGACGATAAATGAGCTTTTGGATATAGAACAAAAAAATATTCTCGAAGAATACGAAGAACTTTTCCTTGAGTCTAAGAAGACTAGAGAGAAGAAAAAGGCAAACAAATCAAAAGCAGGAAGAGAAAGGCTTGTATCTGCTGTAAAAAATAGACTCCAGAGAGAAGGAGTTACTATGAGTAAATCAAAAATAAGAAACTTTGCTTATGAAAAATATAAGCTTTGGAAATCTAAGGATAAAAAAGTTGGGTGGATTCTTAATCTAGAGAGAAAGGCAAAAACACTTGGTTTTGATCCTAGATATTATGATGGTGCTGGTCCTGGTGCTTCATCTGGTGTTGGAGCAAAAGAATATTCAGGCAGAGCTTATTTTTTTGTTGGTCTTGTAAATGGTTATGTAAAAGAACTCAAACAGAAAGTTAAAAGAAATGGAGAAAAAAAATGAATTTTAAGGAAGAAGTTTTATCATATTTAGGAAAAAATAGTCTATATGAAGGATTCGATCTTAAGAAGGATACCTATGAAGGCGATGGATGCTCATCATCAAAAAAAGGTAATAAAAACTTTTTAGCTGGTGAACTTACTCCTGAAGAGATAGAAATGATTAACCTCTTTAGAAAGAAGAAGGGAAAGAAACCGCTCTCTTCTTGTGACACTTCAGATGATCACACGAATGGCAGAAATGGTTCTGTTAAAACAGATAAGGTATGTAAAAAGTGCGGAAAAGAACCATGTCAATGTTCAGATGATACAGAAGAAGAAGCTTCTGTTAAAACAAAACAGAAAAAGGAGAGTTCTTGTTTTAATTACTAACAAAAAAGCGGGAGTTTAAACTCCCGCTTTTTTGTTTACGCAACTATTGATTTTATTCTTGGAATTTTTACCCCTTCTTTCTTTTCGTAATAAGAAATTTCTAAAGAAGAAATTTTTCCATTTTTATTAACGGAATTATCATCTATTAAATCATCAAGCCAAAAGTCTATGTAACTATAATAATCATCCCATTTTAATATTTTAGCAATTTCTTCATTTTTAGAATTCATTATAGGAATCTTTTTTGTTATTTTCTGCTCGTTTTTAAGTGCTTCTATAACTTCTTTTTTCTTCTTCCCTTCAACTTCATAATAAAGCCGTTCTCTCATACTTCCTCCAAAATTAAATCTTCTTCTTTATTTTCAAAAAGAGTTTCTTTAAGTTTTTTCTTTTTTTCATCTTTGCTTTCGTTCCCTGTAAGAACTTCAACAGTATTTATTATTTTATCAACAATTTGTTCTTTTTCACTTTCTGTCATTTTTTATTCTCCTTAATATTATTATACTACATTTTCTATTTTTTGTCAATCCCATAATTGTTATTCTTAGGAAGATCAATCCAATTTACTTTCTTCCCTTTCCCTGTATAGTAACCTACTACATAAGCCAAAGCGCTTCTTTGATCTATGTATTCTTTTTTTGTATTCATTGGTGAGCCAATAATTGTAATTTCTTCAAAATTATATTTTTCACAAGCTAGTGCAAGCATTATACAGATGGAATTATTAAGTGGAAGATAGTGATTGCGTAAAAAAACTGGAACTTCTGTTATTTTTTCACCATCATGATTAATTGGTAAATGATGGAATTCGAAATACTTATCAGCTTTGTCATAAATATGAGTGCCTACAGTCCACACTTCTTCGTTTTCTTTTTTATTATAATCATTTACTGCCTTTCCTAGAATTACTAGTTTCATTTACTTCCTCCACATTTTATTTTTACTTTTGTTCTGCAATTTTTATAATCAACAAAACTATAGTCATATTTATTCCCATGTATCTCTCTTGCTTTTTTAATAAAATATCCCGTAGTATTTGTATTTTTTATGTTTCTTTCTTTTATTCCACATTTTGGACATCCTTGCTTAGAATTAATAAAATTCATAGGTTTTTTAAAAAAATATTCTTTACATCGTTTGCAATATATTTCTACAGCAGTAATGCTATTTACATATTTTGCTTTATCATACTCGTATTTGTCTCCATGAACTCTTTTTGCGTCTTCAATAAACTGTTCAGTTGTTTTTCTCATTTTTTCACTTCCTTCAAATTTTCATCTAAAAGATGAATATCTTCATACCCATTCTTCTTGTATAAAGCAACGCGTATTTTACTATGTTTAGAAAGAAATTTCGCAGTATCTATGAAGTCGTAGAAATCAACCTGCTCTTTTTCTCCGGCCTTAAAGCGAAGACTTCTTCCTATTTTCTGTAGAATAGCAATATTCGATTTTCCTCCGCATGCTAATATCATGCATTTCATATGGGTGATTGATATTCCCTCCTGCAATATAGTTGAGCCAATAAGAACAGGCAGTCTGCCTTCATCAAAAGCTTTTATAGCCTCTTGTCTTTCGTTGAGTGGCGTTTCTCCTGAAATGAATTTGCTCCCAGGAATAAGGTCTCTAATTATCTCTCCATGCTCAACAATATTAACTACTATTAAAATTCCAGACTTATATTTATCGCAGATAGCTTTAGCTATTTTGTTTCTTTTTTCATTTTCAACTATTTCCATTTGATAAGCCAACTGAAAATCCAAATATTCGTTCTGTTTACATTCGTTCTTTACCAAGTAAATGTGCGGCTTTGCCATTACTTGATTTTCCAGTAACTCTTTTGCTTCAACTTTAATACAAGGAGAACCAAGAAATTGTCTTATTTTTGCATATCCAAGGTAATCATTGTTTCTAAATGGGGAAGCAGAGAAACCAAATTTAAGTGGGCAGCCAAATTGCTTTAAAAAGTTTTGAAACGTTTCGCTGCTAGAATTGTGAGATTCGTCTATTAAGCATACTTTAAAACGAGTTAAATCTCCAATCTTCCCAACTGATTGAATAGTTGATACCATGCATACTCCTTCTTTCACTCCTTTACCAGAGCAAATTCCGCAATCTATTCCATCGGCTCTAAACCCTTCCATAAGTTGGACTCCAAGCATTACTTTATTTACAAGAATTAAAGTCGGAAGATTTGTTAATCTAATAAATGCAGATATTATATATGATTTCCCAGCTGAAGTTGGAAGTACACACAGCCCTGTGTTTGTAGTTATCATAGCTTGTAAAGCCCTTATCTGATGCTCGACATATTTAAAATTTGGATTAAAATATTTTCTTAATTCGTCATGAGTCCATTCTTTCTTTTGAAAATCAAAATGAGTTCTATTATCCTCAAATTTAGAAATGTTTATTCCAGTTTGCTTTGCGAATATAACTATTTCTTTTGTTAATCCTGCGAAACAGACAAAGTATTCTTGTATATCTTTACCTAAGCATACATTTTTTACAGCTTCTCTATGATATTTTCCACAGAAATAAGCTTTAGAATCATCCTTGTAAGTAACAAAATTTTTAATTAATTTTTTTTCATTATCATTCTCAAATTTAATTATTAATGTTAAATCATTTAATCGAAGTTCCACGTTTATTTTACCTCATATTAATATTAAACTTGCTTAAATAAAATGTCAAGTTAATAAGTAAAGGATTGATAGATATGAGAGTAAATTATATATATAAGAATTTTTCAGAGCCTAATGAATTTACTGCGCAAGATTCAAGAATAGAACTTAAAGAGTATAAAGATGACTTAGTGTTTTATTCACCTATGAATGATATGTATAGAGCTGAATATGCTTTATTTGATAAAATAGCGTATTTTGAAACTAAGCCGGAAGTATATACTGGTGGGCCTTTTGGCTCCTATCTTAAGATTAACAATAGTTATAAATTTGATATAGGAAATTTTACAAGCATAGAAAAAAATGCAAGAATTTCTTTTTGGTTAGGGAATAATAAAATTGTTAATATTGCAAGTATGGCACTTGTAGAAAAGGACAATTTTCCAGAAGATGGATTACCGGAAGGTTCTTATTCGTTAACGGTTAATGTAGAAGGAAGACCAACTTCTACATTAACATTGTTTTGTGCGCAAGGAACTACTACTAAAATACTTAGAAACAAAATACTCTTTAATTTAGATCCTATAATTTATCCATTTGAATTAAACGCAGCCAATAATGAAAAAAATAAGATAGTATTCCAATCTTATGCTGAAGGAAAAGCAATTTCCATTTCTGATGGGTTAGATGGAATTAATCTTCTCGATTATTATGATTTGGAACCAGTAGAGTATGGTTCTGCCCCTAATGCAGAAAATACAATTCTTAAATTCTTCAATCTAGAAATTAAGCATATAAAGGTTACTGATTCGGGAGATTCTAAGTCTTTCCTAAAATTCTTTATTTACTCAGAGAATCATAAAGATGATCAAGAGATATTGATGAAATGGAATAACAATTCAATAGATCTTGATAATATAGAAATAGACTTTGGTGACAACTTAGTTTATATTTTCTTAAATGGAAAAGTAGAGATAATTGAGAAATTAAAAAATCCGCTCTTTAATAACGGTCAAACTCTTGAACTCTTTGGAAACAGTGAATATAAATATTCATTTGATGAATTAATAATAAATAAGAAATGTATTCATAGAAACGATTTCGATTTACCCAGACATCAACTTACGAAATATTCAAGGGAAGTCCCTTATATAGATTATCACTTTACTACTAACGAACTTAAAGATAGAATGCTTTTAAAAACATTGGAACAGCAAGGAATATCCTGCTGCTTATGTGACAATGGTAAATTCTATTATTATAATGCTGGAGCATGGAGAAGTGGAATAGGAACTTTCACTTACTCAAACGATTGGGATACCTTTGCAGAGAAAATTCCTACTTTTACTTATACAGGGAATGATGTATTCGTAAGATGTTTCTTTGAATCAGACGGATTAGAAATAGCATATCTAGATACTCCTTATTTTGAGATGACTGATGAGTCTTATGAAGATGAAAACGGTGATATACCTGCAATTTTAGTGGGAGAAAAAGAATGGAGTGATGAGAATGGAGAGCCACTTAAAGAAGATTTAAAGGATAAAACTCTTATTATAACCACTGATCTAGGAGAAACTACTATAGTTTTTGATAGTGATGAACCAATGACTGTAGACGAAGTAATTGATAAAATCAATGAGCAGTATCCTGATGGTATAGCAGCTGTAAAGAAAGACGGATTAGAGAGAGTAATTCTTATTTCGGAAGCTAAAGGAAAAGATGCTTTCATAACTGTAGATGGAGATGCCGCTCCAATTATATTTGGTGAAAATACTAAATCAGCTCAAGGAAGCAATGCAGAAACTGGCAATATAGATTACACTAAGTTCTATGAAGCAGTAAGAACTTATACAGGCTCTCCGCTTATTTCTATGGAAATTACCGATGAGATGATGAAGTTATATCTCAAAGAAGCTTTGGCATATTATAAAAGATGGAAAGGAGATACAATAAATCAATATACTTGTCAATTGAATGGAGACTGGGAGAATGGCTATGAGCTTCCTTCTGTAATAGAAGACCAAAAGGATATAGTGGATATTATATTCAGACCTGTATTTCCGATTACTTTCTACGGTTCCGACTTCTTTGATGAAGGAACTGAAAATATATTCTCACTTACATTAGCTAATTATTTGTTTGGTGGAAGAGGAAATTGTGGAAATGGTCAAGGAATATCACAAGATTATTATATTAGCCTTATGGGGTTGCAGGATTTTAAGCAGGCTCTTGGACTTAATCCTACTTGGGAAATAATGAATAATAGAATTTATATTTTCCCATCACAAGTTTCTAGATTTACCCACGTTGCCATTAGATATAAAGCACCACTTTCAGAAGAAGAGGCAATGAAAGATCCTGATATAATCAGATATGTACACAGTAGGTGTCTTATTCAAATGGGGATCATTCGCGGCCAATATAATGGAACGTTATCTTCTGGTGAAACCAATCTAAATTTCAATGCTGATAAAATGATAGAACTTGGTCAGAAAGGAATAGAAGATATAATCAACTATTGGCGTTCAAGCCAACCACCTATGGGGTTCATACTAGGATAGTTTTAATACTTCCGTTAATATCTTTTCGATATTATCAAACTCCCAATACGGTATCACTAGAAAGTTGATACCGTGTTTTTTTGCATAATCACGCTTTAACCAATCGCGATGCTTCTGAATTAAAAACTCTTCAAAAGTTTTTCCAAAAGCATCGCGATCATAATGCTGTTCTCCATTATATTCTATTATGAGATTATATTTTTTAATATAAAAATCACAACGAAGTTGCTTTTTATGTTTAAGCTCTTTAAATTTTTTCTGAGGAGTAAATTTTATACCATTGTCTTTTAAAAACTTTGATATTTTTCTTTCTCCTCGTGATTCATTGCAATGTGGACATCCATGAAAATTATGCAAAATATTATTTGGAATTGCATCCCAAAATTTATTACATACTTTACACTTTAGTTTTATTTTATTAAATATTCCAGTATATTTAACATAACTAACATCCACTTTATTATTTACTGCCAAAATTTTTTGTTTTATCTCTTCAGTAGTAAATAACCTTCCTCCATTACAATATTGACATCCTCCTCCACCATGCACATGATTTCCTGGAGTTTGCCAAAAAATGTTTCCGCAAGTTATGCATTTTATTTTTACTTTTGTATCCCAAGTTGTAACTTCTGCTTCTGAATAATCATATTTAT